AGTGATACTACTGCTACATATCACGATGATAATGATGTAGTTAAAACAGCCACTAAACCAGCATCAGTAACAACCTTTGATCCTAGTTGTGGAATGGGTTATCACGGAAGGCTTTGGTGTGGTGGAGTTACTGAATCTAAAGATGTTGTTTATTATTCAAACCTATTAGATGGTGATGATTGGGCAGGTGGTGATTCTGGCTTAATAGACTTATCAAAGGTATGGAGTACAGATGAAGTGGTTGCTATTGCTCCTTATTTTGGTAAGTTAATTATATTTGGAAAGGAAAATATTGTTATATATGATTCACCTCAAACAGTTGGTTCTTTAGCTGTTAATGAAGTAATACGAGGTATTGGTTGTGTTAGTAGAGATTCAGTTCAAGCGATTGGTGATGATTTAGTATTTTTATCTGCTACTGGACTTAGGTCACTTGCAAGAACATCAGAGAAAGACAAACTACCATTACAAGATTTAAGTGTTAATATTAAAGACACACTTATAAGAAATATAGGTCTAAGTACGAATGTCAAATCAGTATATATAGAGAACGAAGGTATTTATATTATGTCGTTTGTAGACAAGAATATAAATTATGTATTTGACTTCAAGCACATGACTCCGAATGAAGCACCAAGAGTAACAACTTGGACTTTTAATTTAGATAGAGAACCCGCAAGTCTAATTTATACAGAATTATATAGTGGATTACTTGTAGGACAGAAGGATGGTAGTATTGCTGGATATGAAGGTTATCATGATACAGATTTGGCTTGGGTTTCTAGTGCTGCATCTTATACTAATGCTTCTTATGCTAGTGATATATCATCAACATGGATTCAATTAGGACAAACTATGGCTGCATCATTATTAAAAAGAATGATACTTGTATTAGAAGGTGGCTCTGGAGCAACATTGGGTTTAAAATGGTATAAGGACTTTAATCCAGAAGCATCTACAACAACTGTTATAAGTTTGAATCCTATAACTACAGGTACAGTAGCATTATGGGGTGCATCTAGTTCATTATATGGAGCGACAACGGTTTCACATACTCATGTTGCAGCAACACATCCAGCTTCTTCTAAATATACACCCATATTTGGATTGCAGGAGTACAGGACTCCATTAACAGGAAGTGCCAAGAGATTAAAACTTAATTTGTCTATAACATCAAATGGTTTTGATGCTTCTCTACAAGACTTAACACTTTTACATAAGGAAGGAAAAATACGATGAGCGATTATACTATAAATGTAGATTGGGATGGCAAGAATGCTTTATCAGATAGTGCGACTGCTAAAATAATATCTGGCGATGATTTCCAAACTGAATTTGAAACTGTACGAACAGCAGTTAATTCTAAAGCAGACTTGAATGGAGATGCTGGTGAAAGTTTTTCATTAGATAATGGCACAGTAGCAGGAACACTTACAGTAGGAGAAACACTTACTGTAACTGGAATACCAACTATACCTACTGCTGCAACAGCAACAAATACAACACAAGCAGCAAGTACAGCGATGGTACAAGCAGCAATAGATGCAGATATTGTGACACACGCTGCATTACGCTCTGCTCAGTCTGTATATGGGCATGTAAGAATGCACGTTTCTAGTGGTGATTTGTACATAGTAACTACCTAACATTATGGGTGATATTTATTTCAATGGTACTGCATTAGCTGGGGGCAAGAATGTTAAGTTTAATGGTACTAATATGGCAAATGTCTACTTTAATGGTACTAAGATTTGGACAGCATATATTCCTTCTGCACAAGCATATACATCAACTAGCACTTATACTATAGATGATTCTGAAACAAGTATTCAATGGAAGATTTCTGGTGGCGGTGGTGGCGGTGGTGGCAACCAATGTACTTCTGGTACATCGGCTGGTAGTGCTGGTGGTACTACAACAATAACTGTTAAAGATTCTAGTGGTAATGTAAGGGCAACTTTAGGAACTGCTGCTGGTGGAGCTGGTGGTGCGACAGGCGGTAACACTTGTCCAGACCCTTCTGGAAGCTTTAGTATACCAAGTGGTTGGGCAAATCCACCTTGGTCAAGTACAATTTCAGATGGTGGTAGTGGTGGCGGTGGTGAAGAGAACTGTGTTGGTGGTTGTTCAGGCGGTTCAGGTGCTTATTCTTCTGGAACATACACTATAAATGCAGATGGCAATGATGCTACTCTTGCAATTACTATAGGTGGTGCTGGTGGTGCTGGTTCAAGAGGCGACCCAGAACCAACAGCAGGTGTTGGCGGAGCAGCATGGTTATTAGGCGTACAAGGTTAATTAATTAGGAGATAGAGAGATGGCATATGTAGAAGGAACAGGGGGTTCACCAGAAGAAACCTCCAACTTTATGTTGGATGGTTCTTATGTAACCCCAAGAACATACGATAGATATAAACCAAGAACTTATGGTAGAAAGAAAACAGGTGGTGTTCAAATACCTTTTGGTGGTCGTGGTGGTAGTAATGTAGGTGCTGCTTGGGAAGATTATGACCGACAAATGGCTCTTCTAGATAAGATTGGAGAAATGTCGGCAGGTTATTCTACATACGGCACATTGGGTGATACTGTTGTAGATTACGAGGGTAAGAAGGTTACTCAAACTCTATCTCCAGAGTTACAGGCACAATATGATGCCCTACTTGCTCGTTCTGGTTTATCTCAACAACAAGTTGCTGCGATGGGTGCTGACCCATACGAAATGCAACAATATTTATATCAACAGAATTTAGCATTAAAACAACCCGCACAAGAAGATTTAAGAACACAAACAATGGAAGCCTTACAAGCAAAGGGTATGTTTGGCTCAACTGGTGGTTCTGGATTATATGGCTCAGTAGAAGAATCTATACAACGCTCTAATGCTCAAGATTTTAATGATGCTTTAATGCAATCTCAAGGTCTATTGGATATGGAAAGAGCCAGAGGCTCACAGGATTTATCTACAGCTATGGCTATGGGTGGTGCTCAAGTTCCATTTATGGAGTCGGGCAGAATGTACGGACAAGGAACTAAGATTGGAAATGTAGAGGGTGTTAGTGGAGCTTCAAGAAATATATTTGGACAACAATCAGCACAAAGTATGGGTAAAGCTAAACAAAAACAGGGTATTTGGGATATGCTTCTTGGTGGCGGTGGTTCATCTGGTGGACTGTTTGGTGATTCATATATTGCTACAGCGACAACACAAGCAATAGGAGAAGATGGTCTTAGAGTATTTGAAGATTGGAGAGATTATATGTTTGTTGTTCTTCCTACTTTCGCTACTTCTTTTGGTAGATATAGAGCAACAGCACCTAAGATTGTTGCAGAAATTGATAAAAAAGATAATTCAAAAACTTTATATAAAGAGATTTGGGATGATTACCTTAAACCTATATTTGATTTAATTAAAAAAGATAAGGATGACCCTAAAGCACTTAGTGATTATAAGACTATGGTGAGGGAACTCAAGAACAGATATTTAAGGAGATAAAGAATGGCAAATTATGGTTATGGCGATTTAAGTGGAATGTTTGGAGATAAATATAGTACACAAGCATCACTAAATGATGCTATGTTAAGAGAAGCTCATTCAATGGGGCAACTTTCAAGTTATGGTATGGGTCAAGCAAGTACCTATTATCAAGCTGCTGGAGGAGGTACACCTTTAAATACTATGCTAACACAAGCTAATCCAATGATGCAAAGACAGAATATTCTTGATGAACTTCAAAAGAAACATCCAAATCCAGATACACCAGAGAAAATGTTTGCACTTGCTACCGACCTAGGAACGAATGGTTTTGGGGATATGGCTATGAAAGTAAGACAGGCTGCGATGGAATTACAGTCAGTTAAAACAAGTTCAGCAGCAGCTACATTAGCAGCTAATACGCCATCCGATTCTGCTTTTAAAAGGCTTGAAACTTCTTTAAGTAATAAAATGATTACTAAAGAAATGGTGCATGGATATTTGCAACATGGAAAATGGGATAATGAAGCAGGTGATAAGTATGGAGCATGGGGTACAGATTTTATAATGGGCGATACAGATAGAGATAGTCCTTGGCATACACAATATTTATATGATTATGGACAAGCTGAAAAAGAATTAAAAGGTGAAATTGAAAACTGGGCGATTGACCATCAAGCAAGTGGTATTAATAAAAGAGAACTAGATGAACTGATAAAAAACCCAGATAGGCAAGTAATAGATTTTGAAAATTTAGTTGAGATACAGGGTGGTACTGCTGCTGGTAACTTCTTAGCAGACCAAACATTTTATATATCTACAATAAAAGCAGACCGACTTGAAGCTGCTAAAAAAGCAGCAGAAGATAAATCAGTTTCTATAGGTATGGATGCGTTAAGTGGTGCTCCAGCCTTACCAGCTCCTAATCTTACCAATGCTGGTCAAACATTAGCTATGAATGAGAGAACTTGGATAGATGACTTTCAGGAGATATACAATGGCATTCCTACATAATGAGTAATACTTGGGTAGATGGCATAGGTCTAGTTTTTGTAGACTCTAGTAAATCTAAAGCTGCACAAGATGCTACCCTACAATATTTTGTAGAAACTACTCCTATATATCGTTCTATGAATTGGCAAAGTGCTTTGGGTGCTGGATTTAGTGAGAGTAAATCTATAATATATAGACAATACCTAGACAAAAATGTTCCTTCAAAGCATTTAAAAAGTCTATTAAAAGAACATAAGATTACTCAAGAACAGTATGAGGAAGCACTTAGAACTGGACAGTTGGATAAACAGTTTCCAAAATTTAGAGAAGGTTTAAAATTTTTACAACCACCAGAACGACCACCTATACAACTTGATATGGAAGAACAAGTAGCCCATAAAAAAAGGTGGAAAGAAGAACAAATGGCAGAGTGGGGTCAGTATGTAGGATGGTATGATTCTGTTGCTCTTGAAAGATATTATGCCACACTAGATAAAGCTGGTGAATTATCAGAGGTAGATAAAGCAGACCGAATTGCTAATTCAACTATGTTGGATGCTATAGAAGTTGATATGACTAATGCGTATGAAAATATATGGTTGGGCAAAGGTGGTGGATGGGATGTATCTGATGTACAAAAAAAATATGGATTTGAAGAGGAAGATTTAACCACATTAGAATCTTTACAACAAGCATGGGTGTTTGC